TCCATATGGTAAAAAATATTATGAAGAAGTCTTAAATAGAAAAAATCAGGAATTAAATGAACAAAGAACGCAACATTATTTAAAAAATAAATATCCAGTTTCAAAAGTATATTATGAAGAACAAGTAAAAAGGTTAAATTCAAAAAATGTTACGATACAAAACAATAGTATTTTGGGGGATGATCAGAGAATTATGGAAGAAGAAGAAAACAATGGTTTTTTTTCAGATCAAGAAATTAAAAAACCATTTCGTATCATGGTAAAAAAACAAAATTTATTAGAAGCTCTTGGTCTTGGTATCAAAATAGATAATGATAACGATAACGATAATAATAATAATGGTTATAGTACTGGTGAAACAAAATCCGCTAATTTTGAAGTAGTCAAAAATTATCCTATTAAGTTTAAAGATGTTGGTGGGTATGAAAATGTAAAAGAAGAATTAAAACAATGTGTGGATATTTTAAAGAATTATCGTAAGTACATGAAATACAATGTAAGAATTCCGAAAGGTTTAATTCTTGAAGGGCCACCAGGAACAGGTAAGACATTATTAGCAAAGGCACTTGCTGGCGAAGCTGAGTGTGGATTCATTGCCTTATCTGGTGGAGATTTTCAGGAAAAATATGTTGGAGTTGGTTCTACAAGAATAAAAGAATTATTTAAATTGGCAAAAAAAAATATTCCATGTATTATCTTTATAGATGAAATAGATGCTGTTGGACGTAAAAGATCGTCTGATGGTGAGTCATCGTCTAATGAAAGAGATTCAACCTTGAATTCATTATTAGTGGAATTAGATGGCTTCAAAAATAATACAGGAATTTTTTTAGTTTCAGCAACAAACAGAATTGACTTACTAGATAATGCTTTAACAAGACCAGGAAGAATTGATAAAAAAATATTTATTGGTCTTCCAGATAAGACTACTAGAAAGGCAATTATTGATATACATATCAATGGAAAACCATATGATAGTTCCATTAATATTATGGATTTGGTTGAAATGACGGAAGGATTAACTGGAGCACAAATAGAAAATTTATTGAATGAGTCCATGCTAAATGCGCTTCGTTATAATAAGGAAGAATTTACTTATAGTGATTTTGATTTGGTATTAAATAAAATGATGGTAGGTTGGCAACCAATTGAACATGAATTTACATCAGATATTGTTGATCACATTACAATACATGAAATGGGTCATGCAATTGTAGGAATATTTTCAAAACATCATGCAAAAATGGTGAAAGTGATTATTAATTTTTCTTCTCCAAAGACTCCTGGTTATACAGTATTTGAAACTTCTGTATCTAATATTTATACAAGAGAAGCCCTTTTTGAACATTTAATGATATTATTATCGGGAAGAATTGCAGAAGAATTATTTTATGGAATATCTGTAACAACAGGTGCATTAAATGATTTTGAAGAGGCTTTAAAATTGGCTGAAAAAATGGTTGTCTATTATGGAATGGGAACGAATGTAATTTATCCAAATTCAAGTGATAAATTTAAAGAGATTATAGATACAGATGTCATTAAGTTAATTAATAAAGCCTATAATTATGCTGAAATAATTTTAATAAAATCAAAAGACTTAATCAAAGAGGGTTCAGAAATATTGAAGAATGAAAAATATTTAAGTGCATCTACACTAGAGACATTAATACATGATAAATATAATGACTTATTAGATTTAAGGATAGATTATAATATAGATTCTTCTCTATAATTTTTATTTCCGATGGGTGTAATATTTTTTTATATATAATAATTATTATATATAAAATTGTTTCTTTTTAACTTTTACTTAGTTATATATCTAAACTCACTGTGTTACTAGCAGACTTTTGTCGTCTTCTACTTTTTTTTGGCATATTTCCATCTCCTTGTAAAGATTTTAAATCACTAATACTAATAGTACTATTATCGTTCATATTCATATTACTATTATTATTATTATTTAAATCTTGTTGTGGTGGTGCTTGTATATTAATGCTTTTTGTTTTTAATCCAGATAAAATATCACTAATATCACTAGGACCTTTCATTTCAGGACGTGATGGTCTTCTATTACTCATTAAGTCAATTCTTTCTGCATTCTCTCTTAAATTGATTCCATCATCTACAAAATTACTACGTCCCATATTCATATTCATATTCATTTCTGGTCTATTGGCATAATTATTATTTCCAGGTCTTGATATAGGAGGTGGAACAGCATTAGGACCTTGTGTAGCCATTGGAGGTGGAGGTCCTTGTCCTTGTGAAGTTCCCATTTCAGGATTCATCATATTAGACATAAAACCTGAAAATCCTGGACTAGATTGTGACATTGAATTAACTGCGGCATTTTGGAAAGAGCGCATAAGGTCTGGGTTTTGACGTAATATATCGTCCATACCAGGCATAGCACTCTTAAACATAGTATTTGTCATGTGAACCATCATAGCACTTCCACCAAGTTGAAATAATAATTTTAATTCTGGTGCCATAGTTGCCTTAGATTTATATTTTTCATATAATTCACCAAAAATATCATCATAGTCAGTAATATTTTCATTTACTTGTTCACTCCATCCATCAAGCTTAATGTCAAAAGGATCAAAACGACCATTTAAAAATTCAATTCCGTTAATGCATGCCATTAACATGTTACCTTGAAATTTAACTGAATTAGTTTTGGATTTTTCTTCTAATATGGTCTCATATTCACCTTGCATTTCTTGAAGTGATGATTCCATATTATATTTTTTGGATAGTTCAATACCCTTTTTTTCAAGAGCTTCTAACTTTCTAAGATATTTGAATTTTTCTCTCAAAAGTTCATCTTTTGACATTTGTGGTTGAGATGGTTGTGATTTATCTGGATTCAAAGGAATATTATTAAATTTTCCATAACCATCCCATGTTTTGTTTTCACTAGATGTATCAGCTGTAGATTTACCGATGGAAGGTTGTTCAATATCGCTAAATTTTACTGAATGTTTATCATTTAAAGAGCTATCTATGTTGTTAAATAATTCTGATTTTGGTTTGAAACTTTCGGTTGGAATATCATCTACAAGATTATTTAATTCATTTTCTAAATTATTAAGATCTTCTAAATCAATATCGGAATTATATTTTGTACTTTCTTTTATTTTATCATTCATTAATAATTCTAGTCCTCCACCAAAATTAGAAGATTTCATTGAATTACTATTCATGTCATCAAAGTTTAATTCGGATAATTCAATTATATCACTCATTATTATTCATTAAATAGAACATATAATTTTAAGTAATACGAATTAAAATATATATTTTTATTAATTTTATAATAAAATTATACAAAAAAATTTATTGTTTAAAATAATAATTATAGTTTTTTATCATTAATAAACCATAAGCCCTGTAAAAAAGAATCAGACAAGTCATCTTTCTTTTTATGAGTGTTGAAATAATCAACTTGATTTGAAAAAGAATGATTGGAGGATATTATTTCTAAACACTTTTGTATTCCTATTTTTTTTCTATCGGAATATTTGGTTTTCGTATTGATATTGCAATTTTTCAATTTATTGGATGCAGAAACAAATTCTATGTTTTCTACAAAAATAGGACTCATAATAAAATATTGAACGATCATCCCCTGAATTGTTTTCATACGATTTGCAATAGGACCAATTTGATTTTCAATAATAACATAATCAATCGTATCTTCATCAGAAAATAAATTATTAAATTTGGTTTTTATATTAGAACCAATATTTATTAAATTTACTTTATTAGCATTTATGGTTTCAATTTTTTGAAAGTAATTGTCATAAGTATATTGATTAATAAGTGAAATTAAATCATTTTTTTTAGAAGATTTTTCGTATTCAATATCGTATTTTTTAACTATTTCTAAAAGTTTTGACATTTTGTCTTTTTGAACGGATGATTTATTTAATTCAGAATGAGGAATTTGAAAAGGTTGTTTTTTCGCATGTTTTAAACAAAAACAATCAAGATTTTTTTTAAATTTTGCTGGTTTATTACATTGAAATGGATTAATAGATGGATTAATAGATGATAAACTTTTATCAATAAAAGAACATTTAAAACTTTCTTCTTCTGAAATATTGACTACATCCCATTTTGATATGTAAAAAAAATTATTCCCATAATCTTTTTCAAATAGACAAAAAGCAAAATTTTTAATACCAATATCAATACTCAAAACCTTCATATATAATAATAACCAATTTTTATATTTATTATTATATTTGTTAAAAATGTTTAAATTTTATTTTTATTATGCTTGTTTTGCAACATTTTGATTTTGATTTTGGTTTACATTTAGATTTAGATTTTGATAATTTGAAGGATTAATAGATGGAGAAACTAATCTTGCATTTAATTGTTCTCTACTTAAATATGAATTTTTTAAATCACTATTAGGATATCCATAACCAGGTGTATTTGTGTCATAAATTGAATTAAATTTATAAGGAACGTTACTAGATGGTGTGGTTCCTACATTTGTATGTGGATCTAAACCTAATTCATAACATGCTTCTAAATTATTGTATTTTCTAATTTGTTGACTATTATGTTGTAAGAATTGACGATATGCCCAATTACTTTTAATTCCTTCTGTTTTTTGTATTCTTTGATTTACTACAGCTTCAGGTTGCCAAGAAGCATAATTTCTTCCATCCGCCATAATTGGAGGAAAATTAAAATGAATATTATTTGAACCAGAATAACAAGTTGCCCAACTCATGTTATATTACATTAAGAGAAAATTCTTATTCTAATTCTAATTCTAGTAATTTTAATAATTCATGTTTTTTAAGTTTACTAGAATCTTTGGATAATCCTTTTTCTGAAACAATACTTTTTAATTTTATAAGTGACATTTTTTTATAATCTACTTCATTACTTTTCGATTCTTCTAAATTAGAAATGTTGATTGACTTTAAATCAAAATGGTCATTTGATAATTGTTTAAAATTTTCATTACTTATTTCTTTAATAGTATCAATTGGAACAAAATCATTAGTATCATTATTGTTTTGTTTATTAAAAATAATAAAGCTTTTTCCTGAAATATTTTCACGTTCATTATCAGACTCAGTGTCAGAAACAATCTCTAATTCATTTAATTCTTCATCATAATCATCATTATTATTATTATTTTCATAATCAATATCATTTATTTCTCTAATATCTTCAAAATTATTTATTTCTTTTATATTTCCTTCTTCTTCGTTCATGTTTATTTTTAAAATTTTTACATCATTATTCTTTTTGTTAATTATTGTTTTTGTGTCATCATCGTCATCATCGTCATCGTCATCGTCATCATCTTCCTCATCTTCATCTTCATCTTCATCCTCATCCTCATCATCTTCATCATCATCTTCATCTTCATCTTCATCATCAGAAACATTAATCATCGTAGTATCTTCTTCATTTATCTTTTCTAAAATATTTACATTATTTATATTTTGTCTAAAAGGGTAATTATTTCCACCAGACATCATAGTTAAATTATTTAAACCTATTTTAACGTTGTTAATTTCTTCTGCTAAAGAAGAAACTAGGCTTAACATAGATCCTATTTTATGATTTTGTTCTCTCAATTTACTTTCAAAATAAATAATTAAAAATCCTAAAACAATCGTTAAAATTCCTAAAAATATTAAGAATGTAGGGTTAAATGTATCTGAAAAAAAACTCATGTTATACTTA